TTGCTGGATGATGCTAGTCACTTGATAGCCACCCTTCATAAAGCACAAATCGCAATTACCAAGAGGTGTTACTTTGTCTCTAAATTCAAGGCCAAGGTCAAAGTGATAGTTTTTCCAAAACTGTTGGACATCAGATTGCGTTACACCTGCTGATGCAAGTGGCGCATGAAGTGATTGGCGAAGTTTGGCAACTCGTTTAGGTTCATCAGCACGAATTCCAGCCATTGTTTCAAACTCTTCAATGCCAATGCTTTTCATGTAAGCAGTGATTGGATTTATTTTTAAATCTGTTGTACAAAATCGCATTACTGAGTTTGGCAAAAAAGACTTTTTGGTAATTAATTCAGCAAATGGAGTTCCGTCACGGCTTGCTGTTTCATAGCTTACAACCTTAAATTTTGGCTGTTCAGGAATAAATTCAAGCCAAACAATCGGCACATTCCAATGTGTTTCACAATCATGAACAAACTTTAGGGTTGCTTCATCTTCTTTGCCTGTGTTAGCAAAGCAAACAACAGCATCATTAGGTAGGCTCATATTGTGAGCTTCTAAAACCTTGTAAAGCATATAAGCAGAGGTCCTACCACCAGAAAAACTAATGACAGTTGGCTCTGCTATTTCATAGGGGCTCATGACATTGCCCTTGCTTCTACGCGATTATTGAACTGTTGAGTCTTCCAAAGTTCAAACTTCAATTTGGCACTTTCCATTCTCCATTTTATTTCTTCCTCTGTTGCTACAGCAGCTCTTAAGCCCCTCAGCATAGTTTCATATTCAATAGACATGTAAGCATCTATTTCACGATCACCAAGTGTTTTTTTGTCACTATCAGCCATCTGCTTTGCTTTAACTGTCTTCAGCGCGTTTTCAATATATGTTCGCTCTGCTTTTGCTTGGGCAAATGTAGGTGCGTTGTCTCGAATGTAGTCAATACATCGCATTGCTTCTTCTTCAGTCATGCTCCACCTCCTGCTAAGTCTTCAATGATTTCAATTTTTCCTTGTTCTATACCATGCTTAAAACCATTTTCATAGCCAATCTCGTAAGCATTTTCCATTGCTGTGATGGTGTTCTCGTTTACTCCTACGCTGCGTAGAAGTGTGACCATTTCATTCTTTGTCATGTGTTCTCCTTTATTCATATGGATGAGTAATACACTGATGCAAAACAGTTAGTTTTGCCAGTTCATACATCCAGACAGCGTGTTGGTTGTCTATGTTAGAAGACAATGTTTTTAGTTCATCATTTTCGTAAAACAACACAATGCAGGACTGCTTTGGTTCTATGCGTTCTATTGCATGAGTGAGCATGGCAGTAGCATCCCAATCTTTAAGGTGGTGTACTTTCATGTCTTACTCCTTTATGCCGTGAGCGGCTTCGGTTCTACGAATTAACTCAACTGCTGCTCTTGCATACTCTTCCATGCGATAGTCTTGTTGAACTAACGCAAACGCTTCATCATCCGTCAGAGGCTTGCGTTGTTGTGGTTGCACATGCCCGTCACTGTGAGCTGCCATTGCTTCACGGCTAAAAAATCCAGATTCAGGCTCACCCTGCTCTTGCTTGGCTAGTGTTTGGTCAATTCTTTCAATCGCTTCATCAGCCTCATGTGCAATCATGTGTGGCTGATTGCCAAGCGGCGTCTCATGCCGATAGCGCCAAATGATCTGACGCGCCAGCTTTAGTGTTTCTTTACTCATGCTTCACCTCTTGCTTTGATTTTCTGCACTAAGTCATTGGCGTATGTATATTGCCAATCTTCTTGAATTTGAAGACATGCCTTACGCTCTGCTGTTGCGCCATCAATCAAGCCTTGGCGATAGTTGTCCCAATCAGGTTTAAAAATCTGTCCACGAGTATGTGCTGCTACCAGTTTGGCAAAGCGTATGTAACGTGGGTCAAATGAATGAGTTGTCCCATCGTCAAGCTCCCAGTCCATGAACCCTGCTTGTATGCCTAATTCGTAAAATTCATCGTCTTTCATATTTCACCTCTTGACCGAATAATTTCAGCCATAGAACATTCCCCATTTGCATCTGTAGGGGTAAACTTTTCACATAATCTTGCACACGCTTCTCGTTCTTCTAACTGGGCTTTATCCCATATAAATTTCACAGCCTGTCTAGCCATCTCAATAATTTCTTCGGTGTTCATTTCTTATCCTTTCCGCCAGCCATGACGACCAGCAAAACGACCACGACAGCGCCCAACAAAATCAGGCACGTCACGATCAGCGAAATTAAAAGTGGTAGGTCATCGGTCATGGTTCAACTCCAAAGTGTTCTCTTAAAATATCGCCTTGTTCTTTATCGTTGATATCGCATAGTTCAGCACACTCCCGAACAATCAACTCGGCGAACTTTTCAAATTGTTCTTTTTTGTACAACTCCCTGTCTGGATATGGAAATGTCCAAGGCTTGGGCATTAGTTCTTTGATTCGTTCGTTCATTTGAAATACACCGCAAGTAAAAAACAGATCAGTGCAAAGCACAACATGTCTTCAGCTATTTCAGTCATAAAGGGCTTTCAGGCAGTTGTGCGCGTTGCTGTTGCGCGTATTCTTTGATTTGCTTTGCTGTCCACGGCACTGGTGGATTTGGGAAGGGCCAAGTCATTACATTTCCTTTTCAATTAACGCCTGAACACCAGCGTCCAAGCTTCCGTTACCCATCTCTTTGAGTAACATAACTTGTATGTTATTCAGTTTTAACTGTACAGTCAAGCCCTCTGTTGGTTTTTTTTCATCTTTTTTTGTTGGTTTTCTGCCAGCGCCTAGCCTTCTACCGCCCCATGTGTTTCTTGGACCTACAAAAGTGTCTTTAAAGTGGTCTGGTTTCTTGTGGTACTTCTCGTATTGGCTCTCTTTTTCTTTAAAGTTCAGCCCTTCCCAATCAACAAAATGTTTACTGTTGTTCACGGCGTAAGTACTCCGCTAACAACAATGCTTCAGCGCGTCCATTGTCTTTTTTACGCAACAGTGAAGCTTCGGGCCAAAGTTGTCTTGCAAGATCCAAAGATTTCTGTTTGTCAGAATCAAGCTGTAGAGCCTTCTTCCACTTTTGGGGTGTAACCATATGCCAGACACAATTAAAGCGCTCTATGATCGCTATGGCGGCCCCAAAGGCCATTCCAAACTTAAAGCTTGAGCTGACACCTTGACCTGGCATCGCATGAACTGATTCAAGAATGATTTCTACGTCTTGTCTGTCAACTGCTTGCGTCATTTCATGCCAAACATCGTTTGACAAGATGTGTTTGTCAGAATGGATCATGTCACCACATGCAACAAACTTGCCGTTGTGGTCAATCATTCCCCATGCACCTGTAAAGCCAGGGTCCACGCCCATGTAGATCATGAATACTCCAATCGTGTGATGCGGCGCATACGGTTATGGCGCTCTTCCTTGTTTACAAAATCAATGGCTTCTTCCATCTTCTTTACTGTGCAATTCCTTAACTGTTCATCATGCAGTTCAAGGATGGTCTGTACTGCTTTAAGCTCTTCAGCTTTAAAGATGAAGCCTTTGCCGCTGATGCCACGCTGTCCAAGGTCGTGCAATGATTGTTGTGCAAGTTGTATCTCAGGTAACCAGTCACGGCCTAGCTGGAGATGTGCAAGGGCTTCAGTCATGTTGCCCATCTTGATCAGCACATCTACATGGTCTGTTGTTCCACGGCCTTCACGTATCTCATCAAACGACACATGGTTTTGGATGGACAACTTAGTACCAGCAATTGGCACATCGGCAACCTTTAGAAAGCCTGATTTGATGTACTGAAGGTTGTCATAACGTATTGGCTTTGGGACGTATTTCTTTTTAGGTTTTTTCATTTATTTCTTTCAATTCATCAATTCGCATCTTGATTTGCAGCCCAATACCGTCCCACAGTTTCGAGTCGCAGTCTTGCAGCTCTTTGGTTCTCAGCCGCGCTTGGTCGATGGTCGCAGGATTCAAAGCCATCTGTGCATAGTGTTCGATTAGGCTGTTCCGTGTGTCGGAAAACATCTAAGTCTCCAGTCTTCAATAAAGCTTCGTTAATCTGCTCTAGCGTTATGTCCATGCCTAACCTGGCTTGGTTTAACAATGCGTGTGCCATTCCTTTATCCATTTTTCAGCTCCTGACGCAACGCAGCCAATCTAGCTAATGTCTCCAATGATGGAGGCGCAACAATCTTTGCATCTTCATCTAGTTTTGCAAGGGCAGGGTCCTTAACCGTGCTACCTGGCACTGTTGTAAGAATGGAGTCATACTTGTTGACAGGCTTCTTTACTTCTGCAATTTCGTATAAGTCTTGCCAACCACTGGTGATAGACCTTTCAAGAATTGCTTGAACATCTTGACCAGCCAATCTGAATTTGTCTAACTTGTTGATTAACAACTTAATGGCGTAATCAGTGGCTGGCTTTTTAATGCGCTTACGCATTTTTAGGAAAGCATCCCAAGTTTCTAAAGGCATCCAATCTGGTAAACAAACAGCAACTTCAGTTGCGACCTTCTTTTGTTTATGGTTAGTGGTTAGTGGATAGTGGTTAGTGGTTGGTTGAACATCCGTTGAACACGTGTTGGACTCTTGATCATCTGTAGTTAAACTTGTCTTTAACGCACGTTTTTCTGCTGATGCTTTTCCAGCCCTTTTTTTGCTGTTTATGAAGTCGTAGTACTCAGCTATGCCTTCTTCGCATCTGTTGTTTATCCAATGAGTGCCGTCTTCATTAAGAAGAAAAAATGTACTTACGATCCAAGAGACTTTTTCTTTTTGATCTCTTGCACTGACGCGCATACTCAATTGATCAATGTTGTTTTCTATAGGACCTTCGGTATCGTAGTAATACCAAATAAGCTTCATGTAAATGCCAACCTCTTCGTTGGTCAAAAAAGAGGTGCTTTTTATGAAGTCACCAATGTGGTGCTGATAGTAGTGCATGGATTTTCCGCTTTTTTACACCCTTAGAAAGAAACAAGCGGCAGGAGAAGGGGTAACTCTTTTCAGTTGGGGAGCAACTCCCAACCTAGCCGTGTTTCAAAAACTATATCACATCAACTAAACCACAAGTAAAACCCGTGCAAGATGCCAATGGGAACAAAGATAGCGCCAGCCAACAAGAACAACCATAAACCTTGACCAAAGCAGGTGAAGATGTGCGTCAGCCAAGCTGCAAAACAAAGAAAAAAAATAGCTGGACCCATTAATTTTCTCCTGTAAAGATTTGTGGCTTATCAATGCTTTGCAGCCACTCCATGAACAGCATGGCAACAGTCATTGACTTGCCTTCTTGTTGATCAGCCATGATGCGAACACCAAGACTGCCATCTTCTTTGTCTGTCAGTACTATCGTTACTTCACTCATTTTTGTACTCCAATTCCAATAGCAATTCGCAGTAGTGGATGACCTTACGGATGTCCTCTGCACCATTTTTATCTTTATGTCGGGTGATGTACTTCACCACGTTGCCTTCACAAAATCCAAGGTTGTTGGCATGGATATAGACAATAGGCTGGATAGCCTTGTCTTTGTAATGATTACCGCCTTGTTGACTATCTAAAGCTGTTTTTTCCAATAACTCAATGTCTGCTTTAGGCTCCCAATGTGAATAACCTTTGCAAGTTAAACATGGATTTGCAAATTCATTCAATTTTTCGGATTTGCAGTTGTTACATGAGCGCATCACTTGTCCTTGTGAAAGATGCCATCAGCACCCATGTGACCAGTGCGATTTTTAATCTGGTCATAGGCATGCGCCAAGCAATCAGTAAAGTTGATGTCATACAACGCACAGATGTTAATAAGCACCACAGCACAGTCACCAATGCCATCAATCACTTCATCCATACGTTCATCAGCAATTCCTGATTGAAGCTCTAACACCTCTTCTTTAAGCTTGATCAACTGTGCTTTAGGGGTGCTATGAGGGATGATGCCTCGTGCCTCGGACCAACGGATCACATTCAATTCAATTTCTGCAAAACTACTCATTTCTTTTCCTTTTCTTTCTTGCCAAAAACCTGTTCCCAGTTGTCCCGAAACTTCTGTGGATCAGGTATGGGTCGTGGAGCGCTGCCTTTGCTCATTTTTTCTCCTTTGGAAACCACTCAGGCTTCAACTCCTTCAGTTGATAAACCCGCAATGGTGGCACTTTGCCTGTCTTTTTCCACTGATAAATTGATGTAGGTGTTACACCCAATAGCTTTGCTATCTTGTAGCAAGTAGCATGCTTTTCTAAATCCTGAATCTTCATTCAACCTCCTGTTATTGAAGGTACGTATAGTAAACCAAGACTGTACAACTGTCGATTGATTGTTTCTATCAAGAATCAAAAAACCATAAAAATATATGTGTTGTATTGTAGATTAGTTGATGTACATTACTTCTACGCCAACAACTAATTGAAAGGAATGGCTATGCAAATTTACGTAGTGATCAAACAGTTCGAAGACGAAGCACCAGAAATCTCTTGTGCTTACCAGAACAAAGAGACTGCACAGAAACATGTGGATGACATCTATGCGGCATGTCAAGGTCAGCCTTTGTACAAATACTATGTCAAAGAAACATTGGTGATCAAGTTATGAACGAAGTAGATGCCTGGCGACAAGGCTACAGCGATGGCATTGAGTTAGCTGTAGAAAAGATCAACGAATGGTGCGGCTTAGATTGCAAAACGATAGTCGAGATCATCAGAGAAATCAATCACATTAAACAGGGGAAAACACAATGAACTTTAAATTTATCATGCCAGCGTTAGGCGATGAGTATTGTGATGTACGAGTTGAGTACGACATCATTGACGGCGATGATTCTGTTGGCTTGCCAATGTCTTTTGAGTTTGATGTTTACTTCATCAACGAAAAAGGCGAGGGTATTGACTTATCAGATTCTTTGACTCCAGCAGAATTTGACGAAGTGATAGAAGCCATCAAAGAGGACATGAAAAGCGATGACTACTACTACTAAACTCACGCCTCGTTCTATGCGCGAAGCTTACCCACACTTCTATGGTGCTGTAGAGCATTACAAGCGACCTCTTAACTACTTTTCTGTTGTTGCAAAGCTTGTTGTTATTGGCATAATAGTTTTCTTCGTAATTTAAAGGAATTGACATGAAGTACAAAAGTTGGATGGAACAGATCGTAGAAGAGTTCACAGACAGTGACAACAGGTATTGCGCCTACTGTTTGGTTCTCGAAGGCAATGGTGGCTGTGATTGTGATCAACGTGCTTGGCGCACATTTGGCGAGCTTGATGAGGCCAGCCAAAAAGAAGTGATCAGCCAAGAATTTGATTTAACTAAGGAAAAGTAATGAGTTCAGTGCATAAAAAATTGATGCAAGCTCGCATCAAACTACAGGCCACCCCTCTCAAAAAATCAGGTCTTAACAAGTTTGCTAATTTTCAATATTTTGAGCTTGGCGATTTTTTGCCACAGATTCAGCAAATATTTTCAGAGATCGGTTTGTGCGGTGTAGTGAGCTTTGACACTCAGTTGGCTACATTGACCATCACCGATACAGAAGATGGCTCAAACATCGTTTTAACCAGCCCTATGGCTGAAGCAAACCTTAAGGGTGTTCATCCCATTCAAAATATGGGCGCTGTAGAGACTTATTCGCGCAGGTATTTGTGGGTCACGGCTCTTGAGATCGTTGAACATGATGCACTTGATGCAACAACAGGGAAAAAGGGCGATGGTCCAGTAATTACTCCCAAGGGTGATATCGGTAACGACATCCCTGAAGAGGAAAAAGAGTTTCTCATGGAGATGGCAGCATCTTGTGAGGGATTGGTAAGCCAAGGTAAAGCAAAAGAAGCCGCTGAAATGGTTGATGAAGCTGCACTAGAAGCAGACCAAAAAGTGTGGTTGTGGGGTCAGTTGACATCAACTACCCGTAGTGCAATCAAAAAAGCAAAAGCGTAAAGGAAATTAAATGGCAGATTTTGACAATACAAACCGTGGTGTACTTTTCAACAACAAAGAAAAGAAGACCAAAGACAGTGATCCAGATTACAGCGGGTCTATCAACTTCAACGGTACTGACTGTTGGTTGAATGGTTGGATCAAGGAAAGCAAAGACGGCAAGAAGTTCTTCTCGTTGTCTGTGCGACCAAAAGAACAGGCTCGCCAGGTGAGCCAGCCAACACGTAAGTCTGCACCAGAGTTGGATGGAGACATCCCGTTCTAATTTAAAAGGGGTTGGTTAACACTGGCCCCTACAAAACAATGACACCTGCTTGCTTTAGAGACAGTAAACAATATTCAGAATGGTTACATCTTGCTAGATGTGCAAAGGAGACTTGCACAATTTGCGAAGACTGTACAGTTGAATATGAAGACAAAATGCAATCACAAGGGCGTTGCCACAAAGGTTGGTACTCAGCTCAATTGGTAATGAGAGGCAAATGTTTGCCGCTTAGACCACCAGAATGTAAAGTAACGAAAGAAATTGAACATGAAAAACTTTATTGGGATTTTCTTCAGGTCGCGCAAATTGGATCCGATGACCAGCCACTCAGCAGCGGAATCTATCAAAGAGGTGGCTCCCAACCATATGCAGCTAATCCATGATTGTCTGCATGAACATGGCCCTCTTGGTAAAGACGGCATTGCACGTATAACAAAATTAACTGGAAACCAGATAGCTCGTAGGCTGTCAGAAATGCAAAAGATGAAATTGGTAAAAGAAACAGGCAACTACGTTGACTCTGATGCAAAACGTAAAGAAAGAGAATGGGAAGGTCTATGAGTCAAGTAATGAACGCTTTCCACCCCAAGTACATTGAAACCCATATGCCTGAGTTTCTGACAAAGTTGAGGGTCGAATCAACTCTGAAAACAAACGGCATGAAGTCAGGGCAGCTTGCTAGAGCATCAAGAGAAAGTGATGGCTCTGCCAAGACAAGCCCACTAAGTGACTTCCCAAAGACAAAGAAAATAGACCTGAAGCCTAGAGACTTTAAGGTCTACTCAAGAGCAGGTGTAAATTAATTAAGGGGCTTATTAGGCCCCTTTTTTTTACTCTTCAACTTTTGTGATGATGTAAGTAGAAACATTAGATGGCTCTTCATCTAACTCTTCTTCTTCCTCTTCCAAATCCACAATGTGTTCGTAATCAGCAGCCCAACCATTTTCTTGTTGGAACTCAATGAACTCACGGATGATTTCAATCTTATCGAAGTCTGAAGTCTCGATAGTAACTTTCTCGTCACCACCCCAAGCCGAAATGTCAATCTCAATTTTGTACATGATTAATCCTTTAAACATTGATGATTTGTCCACGAAACTCTATCTGCCCTTCAGCCCACTTGTGAACTAACTCAGGCCAAAGCAGTTTGCCGTCTTTAAATGACAGAACAGCGAAACCTGATCTCCAGTTTACAGGCGCATCTTCCAAGTAATCCATGAACTGTGGGCCATCAGTCTCAGCCAATGTGCCTGTATCAACGCCAAAACGATTGCCGTTGTAGTCAGAGTAGGGTGTTACCTTCAAGCTGTGCAAATGGCCTGTAACCATCGTTTTACCGCTGTTAACAGTGTTGTTATGGGTAGCATGTACGCCGCCCTTCCAGCGATGCTTAACGACCACCTCGTCCGTCACCCAACATGACCAGCAAGGTTTCCAAGCAGGGAAGTGGTCTTTCAGTGCAAAACCTTTGACTTGCTCATACTGCGGCGCATTGGCGGCAAGGCGGTTCTCAAAGCGAGCGTCATGGTTACCCAAGGTCCAGACTAAATGTACGTTGTGACGAGCCTTTTTAGCGGCTTCCTCGATCTCTCCAAGGGCCAACTCACAGGCTTTTAGTTCTTGAATAACAGAAGGACTTGAGTCCCACCCAATGCGAGGATGGCGAGAGATGGAAGCACCGTCAAAAACATCACCGTTAGCGATAACTGCTTTCGGCTTAAGCTCTTTAATAGCCCATAGAAGACCGCGATAAGCAGTGCTATGGATGCCAGGCCAAAAATGCGCGTCAGAAAATATAATGACTGTTCCATTTTCTACCCCAATGTGTGTTCTAGCTGGATTCTTTTGAGCTTGGTGCAAGCCCTCAAATCTTGCGGCTTGTGGACTAGAACTTTCTAGAGAAATGTTTAGACGTTCTTCAATACGTCTACGCCGATTGTTTACTTTGCGTTCGGATGTGCCGAGAATTTCAGCAACCTTTACAGTTGATCCATGTACTTGCCATAGCTCAATGAATTCATTTTCGGTGCAAAGTGCGGCTGGCATATCATTCCTTCAAGTTTAGTCGCCAATAAAGAGTCCCGTCAGCACCCCAAGGTTGCGATGGCTCATACATTTTGAAACCTGTAGCTATCAGGCTGTTTGCAGAAGCTGGATTGTGATAGGTATCAGTGATCAACCATTCCCAATTCAATGCCCTAGCTTGCCTAATACGCGCCCGAATAAGGCGTTTCTGTACGCCGTGTCCACGATGAGAAGGAAGAACGCCTGAACGACACATATAGCCAACATTAGTCCAGCGAGAGGAACGAACAAGGCCCGCAAAAGCGCATGGGCAATTAAGTGCGTCATAGACTATCCACCAGTATCCATAGTTAATGTCGTAAGGCGTGTCAAAAGGTAGGCACTTCTTTTGAAGTACCGACAATTCCGTCTGTATTTGAGGCTGACGAACATTGACACGCTTAATTTTCATAAGCGAATTAAACATTTCTAAAATGAAATATTTATGAAAATTTCTATGCGTAAGGACGACCAGCAGGTGTTTGTTTATCAATAATCATTTTTGATTTCTTGGGAACGTCACCTTCATGCGTTGTGATTGCCACATGGGTCCACCTGTCAAATTCTCGAATGACCTGTTGAAAAGGCAATCCACTGTTGATGATGGCCTTGATAACCTCATCAGGTGTCATGCCAGGCACACGAATATCAGCTGCACATCCACGGCGGTGATCGCTGGTGTTTTTTGAACCTACGGCCCCATTCACAGATTCTGAACGAAACGCAGAGTTCACCATGATGGGTTTGTTACCAAGCAGTACTCTGATCTGTTCTAAGAAATCTGCCAAGCGCGGCAGATTAGCAACCGCATCAATTAAAACTTCCTTCCCGTCTACAACGCACTTTTCGGTAGTTGTGGGCGTATTGTCAAATTCGCGGTGGTCAGTGAAGGTAAGGTCTTCAAAAGTGAAATGTGGTGTGAGTTGTGTCATATCAGTGTTTGTGTGAGTTACCAAAATAGTAGGACAAGATCAGCATGGTGGCGGCATCAAGACTGCCCAACATACGAATTACGATTTCGCGCATAGCGTCAGGAATACTGCTATTAAGCAACAAAACATTAACTGTTGCCCATAATAGGAACATACCCATAGCCAAAAACGGTGTGACCATCTTGCTGTACCAAGGCGCGGTTGCACTAATGGCAATTTCTGTTTCACGTTTACGAGCAGAATCACGGTCAGCAGCATCTAGCTTTGCATACTCTAATTCCATTTCTTGAAGCTTTTCTGCCGCTGCTGGATCTCCAGCGATAGCTTTTGCAACAGCCTCCACATCATCAGCAACACCAAACTTGGCAGCAATAGCAGACACAGCAGCGCCCCCGAGAGGACCAGCCACAGCAGTAGCAAGAGTAGGCGCGATACCTTTAAGCAGATTAAGTAGATCATTCATCTTTCTTCCTTTCAAGTTCTTTCAACTTACGTTCCATCCTGATTTCAACTTTTTGTATGTCAATATACATTTTGAAAATTACAGGCGTCAAAATAAGTACTACCGCAAGAATAATGCAGACTAGCACAATCATCCCTCGGTAGATAAATTTATCCATATGGCCCAAACTTCCAAAACAAATATCAGTGTTACAAATACTCCAACTGAGAGCTCAACTCTTTGTAAATACTCTTCTTCTTTTTTCCAAGATTCCTGTTGAATTCTAATTCTCTCGCGCTCTTTTCTTAAGGCACGTTCCTTGGAAACCTTCTTGTTCATCTCATTGAACTTAGTCCATATGGGTCCAAGCTGTGCTGGCGCTCTGACACGCATGGTTTCACTGAGCTTGAGATAAGCATTGTCCACTTCGGCTTGCATAGTGGTCAACTCAAGAATCTGTGTTTGGTCAGGATTGGGACTATTAAATACTTCCTGATAGCGCTTTTCTAAGTACTCAACAAGGTCGTGGTGGTTCTTAAAAAATGTACCAAGGTACTGTACGAACTGTTGAACAACTTCATCTTCGTCAGGGATGTGGTCTTTGTATTCTTCTTTTTGTACAACAGGGGTAGTAAACTTATCTTCAGGCTTTGTAGACTTAAACAGACTTTTGATGGTTGACCAAATGCCACCAAGGTCTTCTGCAATATCTTTTGCATCTGCAATTGCAGTCTTAATGCGTTGTACTTCAACTTTGCCCTCGCCAAGAGCTTGGCAGCAGTATTGGATACCACTATACGCAGCACGTAATGCAGCAATAGCGGTGAAAGGATCCACTTACTTCTTTCGGAAGTCTTTGTACATCAACCAAACTTTATGAACGATCAATAGCATGGTGTATATCAACGTCATCCACATCAGCAGATCACTGACTTGGTAACCAAAAATAGTAGCCAAGGAAACCGTAACTGGCAATGCGGATTTGGCTGCAACGGCTGTTGCGGTTTCTTCTTGATTAATCATAATTTATCTCTTTGGTGGTGGTACAGAACGGTATGGGCTACCAAGTTTTTGCATCTCTTTTAATTGACGTTCTTGTGCAGCACGGACTTCAGGAGTTAATTCTCCATTAGCCAATGACGATGGCGTCAAACCTAAAGGCAACATAGATTCAGCAACATTAGCCAATGCTTCTTTAGCATTTGCAGATTGTGCAACAGTCATTAATGTACCAAGAACTCCACCAACTTTTGCAGCCTTACCTAATGCAGGGCCATAGTTTTGCGTGTGAGGAGCGCCAACAGCAACTCGACCTTCTCTTGTCGTTAAATCAATTGATGGCGTAATCTTTTTAAGTTCTTCGCCATAAGCGCCAACAAGATCACTAACTTTCTTGTTGTAATCCCCGCCACTGTAATTGCCAAACATTTTGCCTTCGTTAAGAACATCTTTGGCATGCAAACGGCCTTCAGTTCCAAGAATGTTTACCAATGAGCGATCAAGGTTGCCAACATCAGGACGGAAAACCATGCCTTCAGGAATGTCCGAAGGAGATTTGTAAGTGGGAATGGCTTTGGATTTTGCTGGCTTTTTAGGTGCTTCTGTAGCGGCAACAGGAGGCACTGCTGGCATTGACTCTGGCGTTGCTGCAACAGGAGTTGGAGTCGGTGCAACGGGTGCTGGAGCTGGTGCTGGAGCTGGTGCAGGTGCTGGCGTAACTGCTTGCGCTTTTTGATCATCAATTTTTGCAACAGCATCAATATCTTTTTTCATCCTGTTTTGATCTGACTTAATTTCTAAGATAGATTCAGGAGAAAAGGATTTACCTTGTTTGCTTTGAATATCAGTCGCAGATTTTTGAACGTCTTTTGCTAAACGATTAGCATGAATTTCATCTTTTCTGCGTTGCTCATTTGCATGAGCTTCTGCCGCCCGTGCTTCTGCTGCTTTGATTGAATCTAATTTAGCTTGTTGAATAGGATCAATAACAGGCTCAGTAGGGGCTGCGGTGGCTACAGGCGGGACAGGAGCTTCAGGAGCCGTAGGCGCAATCGGTGCAGCAGGAGGTTGAATAGCAGCAGGTTGAGGCGCACCAAGTTTGGCATTTTCAGGTCTGCCAGCATTGGTTTTTCCCCATCCACCGTTAGCACCATCATTGGATGTTTGTCCTTTATTGCTAGACAAAACATGCCAAGCCGCAGCTAATCCAGCAGCACCCAAGACATAAGGAGCTGCTTGTTTTGCAACGCCATAAATGGCATCTCCAATTGAAGGCTCAGGGTTTCCTAATGCTTCGGATATAGCCAAAGCATTTTTTCCAACTTGAGTGTGATCTACATCTTTTGCTTCAGCAACAGTAGCACCATTGTTTTTAACAATTTGTCGATCAACAACAGAGGATTTTTTAGGTGCAGTTTTTGTAGCTATTGGAGCTAATGGCTCCGATTCGCCAACAAAGTGACCTGAACCACTGTATTCATTATCATCGGGCATTTAAATACTCCGCTTTTCCGTCTTTCCAAACGCGAGGACGGTTATTAGGACCAACATCTACAAATCCATCTTCAGGCACATGATCTTTGCCAGTTTGGTTTGCTTTCTTGAGTGCATCATACTTATTGTTAATGCCACGGAAAGTGTTTGTATTTTGAAATTCATCACGGGCAGACTCAAGGTCAAACTCACCACGTTCACGAACTTTCTTGGCAGTAAATGCAGCCCATGCAGAATCCAAAGCATTGTTGCGCTGCATGTCATAACCATTAGAAATGGCTTCTTTCCGACTTGTCATTCCAAGTGCAAAGTCAGGCACAGCAACAACACCTGGCGCACGATCTTTGCTATTCAAACTTGCATTGACATCATTGATAACCGTTGTGTCTTGCAAGAAAGCACGAACAGCATTTAACTCATCTTCAGTTTTAATAGCACCCTGAGTGTATTTCTGAATCTTAGTAATCATGTTCTCAATGTTCTGTTGAGCATTGCTAAATGATGTAGCCGCTTCAGCAGAAGTACTTTGAGATGCAGTTCCTTGACGAGTATCAGATGCGCCAACACCAACGCTGCCACCAACATTACCAGCGCCTTTTCTACCAGCAGCACCTTCGCCACCAACATTAACAGTGCCGCCTTTTGTAACTGTTGCAGATCCGCCTTTGTTTTCAGCAGTAGCACCAGTTTGACCTTTGCTGACTGTGCCCATTGTTTGAGCAAAACCAAAAACATCTTTGCGCTGTTCAGGGCTAAGTTTAGAAATTACATCAAGAATTGGGCTTTTCTTTAAACGATCAATCGTTTGAGTAATCTTGTTGTTAGCTTGTGAAGATACTTGGCTAGTCTCGTAAGACTTCTTCATCGCTTCAACAACAGGTAATGCCAAACCCGTTTGAGCCGCAATAGCAATTTGACTTTGAGCTTGAAAAGCGCCGCCCTTAATTGCGTTTTGATCTGAGTTAGTCACCACGCCACCACGGTCTTCAATAGCAAGACGTTCTTGTTTGCTTAACGCTTGTTCTTTGGCATTTAGCATCTTTCCTGTGTAACCGTTAGCGTTGTATTCTTTAAATACTTGTTCACCAGAACCAGTGCGACCTTCTTCTAAACGTGTTGGGCCACCGTTATAAAACTTCCAAGCGCCCATGTAGTCTCTGCCAAGCAGACTTGCAATTACCCCACCCCATTGAGTATGAGTATTTAAATGCCCTTCTTTATCTTGGTCAATTTTTTTGTTAATTAACTTAGACGCAGTAAGACTATCACCATTCTTAATGGCTTCACCAAGGATTGTTACTTCCTCAAAACCTGTAATTGGTTTATCAGATGGCGCTTTTGCTTCAGCGGCTGGAGTTACAGCAGCAGGTGGTATTACAGGCGAAGGTGTTGCTTGCGCTTGAAAATCAATTTGTGGCGGTGCAATTGGTTCTGGCATAGTTTCACCATTCATGGTCGTGTTGTTCGCCTACAGGCTGAGGCTTTGCAGTTGGATTTTGTCCTGTAACTGCATTAAAGATATTGCCTTGAGACGCTTGGTCAAAACGATTCCCAATACTGGAAATTTTATTTGTAACAGGCGCAATTGCCTGTTTCATTGCACTATCAAACGTCATTGGAACAGATTGCTGAGGTGGCGGCATTGCTCCAACAGATCCTGCTCCTGCCATTTTTTTCATAATGTCAGAAGGTCCGCTCAAATTAGACCAGTCTTGAAATTCAGTGCCAGGAATTCCACTTGGAGATTGCAAAGCGCCTGGAGCAGAATCCAATGAATACCATTGTTGAAATCCAGCCATGATTTTTCCTTAGAATTTAAATCCGCTGCTCTTGCCAGAAGTTGTTTGACCTTGAGTCCCGCCAAAGTTAGGCGTTGTAGAACCTTGAGGTGTACCGTAAATAACAGACGCATACTTAGCCAAAACATCTTGTGGTGTTTGAGCGTAGCCAATACGAGCAGCAGCAGCTTGATTAGCACCAGTAAGACCAGTCTGACCAGCACCAAGCATTGCTTGAGCAGCCGCAGCACGGTTAGCCTCAACACCAGATGAAGCAGCCGCAGCAGCAGTGGCTTGACGTTGAGCGTTAAGGCTGGCTAAGTTCTTGTCTGCCAATGCCATACGTGCGCTACCTAGATCACCAGCACCACCGTACATGGCGTTTTGACCAGCTTGTGATTCACGGGCAGATTCACGACCCGCTTGAAGTGCAGCATCA